CGTGGTGCAAAACCAGAAGTACGTCCGGGTAAGATGATCTTGACTAGTGGAGATCCTCGTGAAGTTCTACAGCCATTCAACTTTGGTCAAGTTAACCAGATCACTTTTGCACAAGCTGGAGCATTACAGCAGATGGTGCAGCAGGCGACTGGAGCGGTTGATTCAGCTGGTATTGCGGGACAAGTTAACGGAGAGGCAACAGCTGCTGGAATCAGCATGTCTCTTGGGGCTATTATTAAGCGTCACAAGCGTACTCTCATCAACTTTCAGCAGTCTTTCCTGATTCCATTTGTCAAGAAAGCTGCCTATCGGTACATGCAGTTTGACCCTGAGAACTACCCCGTAGCTGACTACAAGTTCAACGCAAGCAGCACACTGGGTATCATCGCTAGGGAATACGAGGTGACACAGCTGGTACAACTACTACAGACCATGCAGAAAGACTCACCTCTGTACAACACACTGATCCAGTCAATTATTGACAACATGAATCTATCTAACCGTGAGGAACTTCTGGCGGCTATGGCACAAGCTATGCAGCCTAACCCAGAAGCTCAGCAGATGGCTATGGCAGCACAGCAGGCCCAGCTTGAGTTCCAGCAGTCCCAGACAGCAGCTTTGGCTGCTCAGGCTCAGGAGTCAACAGCTAGGGCAGGCAAACTTGTTGCAGAAGCTAATGCTGTACCTCAAGAGTTGGAGATAGACCGCATCAATGCCATCACTAGAAACTTACGTGAAGGCGATGCAGAAGACAAAGAGTTTGAAAGACGTATGCGCGTTGCTGAAACTCTCCTTAAAGAACGTCAGATTAAAGGTAATCAAAATGCTAACAGACCAAGAACTGAAGAGCCTACTGCGGCAGGTGGACAGCTACCTAGAACCGCGATGGCAACTCCTCAGAGACTTAGACCGCAAGGTGGAGGCACTAACTAATGTCAAAGGAGAAGCACCCAAGCCTCAAACGAGCAGGAGTAAGCGGGTTCAACAAACCAAAGAGGACTCCTAATCACCCTACTAAGTCCCATGTTGTTGTCGCCAAAGAAGGTGACAAGATTAAGACCATACGGTTTGGACAACAGGGAGTTAGCGGTGCGGGGAAAAATCCTAAGACCGATAAAGAGAAAGCAAGGCGTAAGTCATTTAAGGCTCGCCATGCTAAAAATATTGCAAAAGGTAAGATGTCAGCGGCATACTGGGCAAACAAGGAGAAATGGTAGTGGCAAAAAAGGGTTTATATGAAAATATACACGCCAAACGTAAGCGTATTGCAGCCGGGAGTGGCGAGAAGATGCGTAAACCGGGTTCAAAAGGCGCACCCAGTGCAAAAGCCTTCAAACAGGCCGCTAAGACAGCAAAAAGAGGTAAAAAGTAGTGGCAAAAGGCGTACAGCATTTTAAGAAAGATGGGACTCTCCATACCGGAGGAACTCATAAGATGCCTAATGGTGAACTCCACTCAGGAAAGACCCACGGCAAAACATCGGTGAGACTTTATCACCTCAAAGACTTGACAGGCAAAGCAAAGGAGAAAGCAATGAATTACGGTCCCAAGAAGAAAAAGAAGCCTACAAAAAGAGGTAAATAAAAGCTTGACTTTACTACAAAAATATGCTATACTATAACTGTAGTAATACATAAAGGAAACTAATGAACACTGAGCTTGAAACTTATTTTGACAACTACAACGAACTCTTCAATCACGAAGGTTTCAAACAACTCGTGCAAGAACTTTCCAGTAATGCAACACGACTTGCTGACATTCAGTCAGTCAAAGATGCAGAAGATCTACACTTTCGTAAAGGCCAAGTTGCTGCTTTGGCTTCTGTAATCAATCTTCCAGATACGATTGCAGCTGCTAGAGAACAAGCAGAAGCTGATAACGAAGAAGTAGAAGTAGATGTATAAAGTTTATGACTTTAGATGCCCTAATGGGCATGTAGTAGAAAAGTTTGTCCCTAATGGTACCAGAACCAGTAGGTGCGATTGTGGTGCTGAAGGGACACGTATGGTATCTGCTCCGTCTTTTATCTTAGAAGGTCATTCTGGGGATTTTCCCGGTAGACATATGAAATGGGTAAAAGAACACGAAAAGGCAGGCCAAAACAGCAACCTCCATAATGACTAAGATCACGGAGTTTAATCATGTCAAGAGCAACAATGGTTGACTTGCCTCCCGAAGAGGAACAAGCAGACAACATTGAAGAAAACGAAGTAGACGAGATTCAGCAGGTAGACGCTGAGCAACCTCAACAAGAAGAACCTACAGTACCAGAGAAGTATCACGGTAAATCATTAGAAGAAGTGGTACAGATGCACCAAGAGGCTGAGAAGCTCCTTGGGCGTCAATCATCTGAGGTAGGTGAACTTCGTAAAGTTGTGGATGACTTTATTACAAGTCAGTCGCAGCAACCAGCACCTCAACAATACGTTGAGCCTGAAGACGATATTGACTACTTTACGGACCCTCAAGCAGCAGTTAATCGTGCTATTGAGAATCATCCGAAGATCAGAGAAGCTCAAGAGTACTCTGCTCAGTACAAAAAGCAGACATCTCTTGCGATGCTCAATAGCAAACACCCGGACATGCAGGACATCCTAAAAGATCCTAAGTTTGCTGAGTGGATTAAAGGTTCAAAGATCAGGACTCAGTTGTTTGTAGAAGCTGACCAACAGTACAATGCTGAAGCTGCTGATGAACTGTTTACTCTCTGGAAGGAGCGTAAGAACATTGCACAGCAGACGGCTGCAGTAGAAAAGCAGTCACGGAAGCAACAACTCAAGGCAGCTAACACAGGCAATGCACGAGGCAGTGCTGAAGGTAGTCGTAAGAAAGTTTATCGCAGGGCCGACATTATTAAACTTATGAAAACAGACCCTGAACGTTACCAAGCTTTATCAGAAGAAATCTTGAAAGCATACGCAGAGGGTCGAGTCAAATAATCTAAAGGAGATTGTGACTAATGGCTACTCAAACTTATCCCGGAACAGTCGGTGGAGGTTCCATTGTAAACAAAGCGGCAGCAGATACTTTTATTCCAGAAATCTGGAGTGACGAGATCATTGCTGCTTACCAGAAAAACTTAAAGATGGCTCCACTCGTCAAGCGTTTAGCAATGACGGGCAAGAAGGGTGATTTAATTCATATCCCTAAGCCAACTCGTGGCGATGCAAATGCAAAAGCTGCTGACACTGCAGTAACGATCATTGCAAACACTGAGTCAGAACTGACCGTCAGCATTGACCGTCATTTCGAGTACTCACGACTCATCGAAGACATCGTTGAAGTACAAGCTCTGTCTTCACTTCGACAGTTCTACACCGAAGACGCTGGCTATGCGCTGGCTCTTAAAGTTGATACTGACCTCATGAACGTCGGTACTGGCTTTGGTAACGGTACTGTTGATTTAGCACCTGATGGAACAGGAGCTGACTGGGTAAATACAAACAGCTATTACTTCAATGCTGCTGCAGGTCTAGCAACTTACGCTGCTGACACTGTAACGTCAGGCGACAACTTTACGGACCTTGGTTTCCGTGAAGCCATCAAGCTCATGGATGACGCTAACGTACCTATGGACGGACGCTGTATTGTTGTGCCTCCTGCGTCACGTAAGTCAATTATGGGTATTGAGCGCTATGTGTCTTCTGACTTCGTAGGCGGTCGCGGTGTTGAGTCAGGTCTGATTGGTAACTTGTACGGTGTAGACGTTTATGTGTCTTCTAACTGTCCTGTTATTGAGACGGCTGCTGCAAACAGCGCTTCTACAGCTGACACTCGTGGCTGCATGTTCTTCCACAAGGACGCTATCGTTCTTGCTGAGCAGATGTCAGTACGTTCACAGACGCAGTACAAGCAAGAGTACCTCTCTACGCTTTACACTGCCGACACGTTGTACGGTGTTCAGGCTTATCGTCCTGAAGCTGGCTTTATTCTCGCAGTTTGCGACGAGTAAAAACTCTAGGGGGTCTTAATTGGCCCCCTCTTTTATTCCTAGCTGGAGCAATCTATGGGTATCTTTAGAGGTACAGGTGGCACTGGTGACGCTACTACAGACGCAGTAGCTTCACAGGTTGGTGAAGATGCCGCCACTGCTTCAGCTAAAGCTAATGCAGCCGCTAGTTCAGCTACAGCTGCTGCAAATAGCGCCACTGCTGCTGAAACCGCAAAAGACGCTGCAGTAGTTGCACAAGGTGCTGCTGAGACTGCTGAAACAGCCGCAGAAACCGCTCAGACTGCTTCAGAAGCTGCCAGAGATTTAGCACAAGGCTACAGAGACACAGCCTCTGGTCACGCTACAACAGCCACTACAAAAGCCTCAGAAGCATCTGACAGCGCAGCTGATGCGTCGAAGTTAGCAGTAACCGCAGAAGACACTCAATACACACTAGCTGACACAGTTACTACAGGTTACTCAGCCCTACACTACAATGCTAAAGCTCAAGCCGCCAAAACAGCCGCAGAAACTGCACAGGCAGCAGCAGAATCTGCTAAAGCGGATGCAGAAACAGCTGAAAGCAATGCTTCTACGTCAGAGTCCAACGCTTCAACCCATGCAACCAACGCATCTAACAGTGCAACAGCGGCAGCAACTAGCGCAACAGCGGCTGAAGCAGCAAAGGACGCAATCGACGGACTCTACTTAGGCGCACAGTCGTCCAACCCAACGGTGGACGGTAATGGCGCTGCGTTGACTGTAGGTGACTGGTATTTTAACACTTCTGACAACACCACTCGTATCTATGACGGTTCTGCATGGAATACGATTAACCCTGACCTTGTGGGTGACTCATCGCCACAACTGGGTGGAGACTTAGACCTCAACAGTAACAACATCACTGGCACAGGTGGTCTTAACATCACAGGCGACATTGCCCTTACGGGGACTGTGGATGGACGTGACGTTGCTGCTGATGGGACTAGACTAGACACAATAGAAGACAATGCAGACGTAACGGACGCAACTAACGTAGAAGCGGCTGGCGCTCTGATGGACTCAGAGGTCACTAACTTAGCACAAGTCAAAGCATTTGACTCTGCTGACTACGCTACTGCTGCACAAGGTGCTACTGCTGATGCAGCACTTGCTGCTTCCGCTGTGTCAGCCTATGGCTTAACTCTGATTGATGACGCAGATGCAGCTACTGCCAGAGGAACACTGGGTTTAGGAACAGCAGCAACTACGGCTTCTAGTGACTATGCTACTGCAGCTCAAGGTGCAACTGCTGACGCAGCTTTAGCAGCCTCTGCTGTATCTGCTTATGGCCTGACACTGATTGATGATGCTGACGCAGCGACTGCTAGAGG